AGAGAGTTGCTCCTTCAGAGCCTTAAAGTCTCTCTTTAATTCAAGAAAGACGCTAAGAGGAACTGTGTCACTTGAAGACTCTTTCTTAGCCTTCTTCTCTCCAGTCGGCCGATAAGATGTGTCTGGTTCATCGCCTTCTTCATCTTCGTCGTCCTCGGTGTCTTTAGGATCACCTTCTCCTTCCTGGTCTTTCTTTCCCGACTGACCAGATTCGTCGTCTTCGTGAGAATCGAGTCCATTCATAATTTCTTCGATTGGCTCACTGTTGCTCTTTTCATTGGGCATAAATTAGTAGATCACTAATCGAGATAGCTATCAAGGTTGCTAACCTGTAATAACCAGTTTCAAGACGTAGCGGTCTGTATTTAATAATTAACTTAAAAGCGAGGTAATAGCGGAGAAGTCTGAACGTTTAGCTTATTAGCATAAGCAATCGCTGACTCCTTCGGGTTCTCGACACCATCTTTCTCAGAATAAACTCTGAGTAAACCTTTCTCTGAAGAATAGACACCGTAAGCATCTCTCTTCGAAGACATAGCTCTAACGACGAACCGAGCAGCTACCGTTTTTTCTTCAGTAGCAACAGGTAACTGTTCATCGTCTAGGTCTTTGTCTTTCTCTTCGTTGACGTTAGACTGTTGTCTAGGCATAAACTTAAAGATTAGCGAGCCAAGACTCAATCGAGGTCTTAGCATCACGTGAATTAGATATCTTAGTCTTGAGATCTACAGCAGCCTTTAGATCTGCAATCGCTTGCACATCTCGAGACTCGAATAGATTCAAGAGTCGATTGGTAATTTCCGAGTTGAGCCACTCAACGAGTGCTGTACCGCTTCTAGATTCTAAGATCTCAGCGAACGGTAGTGCTTTCTCGTATTGAGACTCGATCTCATTGATCCTCTCAATGTCTTCTGCTTCTGTAAAACAATCTCTTGCTTCAGTGAAGTCTTTCATATTAGTATTCTTCTTGAATTAGTGAAGGAACAGTCTCTGCTCGCTGCATTGTCTGAGCTCCTGCTGATTCGACATCGTTTTGATCAACAGGCATTGCATTCTTAGCTCCTGTTGCTGCAGGAGAGTCAGGTGCAGGGCCTGGTTTACCAGACATAGACATCTCGATCTGCTTCTGCAATAACTCTTGCTTCGCTCTGAGATAAACGTTACGAACAACAACAGGTTGAATCTCTTCGATGTACTTCAGTAACTTATCTTCATCTTCTTTTGACAAGTCGTGATCGTATACATAATCGAAGATTCTCTTCATGTACTGAATATCTGCTTTGAGATATTTCCTGAACTTCTTCTTGAGTAAGATCTTCTGAATGTCTTCGTCTGCTCTAGTCAGTTGATTCTGATCAACGATTGACGAATCTAACAACCTCTTGATCTCGTCCTTATTGAATCCGACGATACCAAGTGCTAGTTCTACTCTTACTTTCTGGTTGACGATCTGACTCATAGCTAGTTGTGCTAGAGCATCTGCCTTTGCTTTCTTCGAGAGAGTATCTTCATTAACTTTAGAAACTCCACCTGTTATGTTAATATCAAAGTCAACTAGGTCTTCTTGTGTGATATCTTCATATTCAACACCGTTTGTACCTAAGATCTTAATAGCTTCGACCTTGTCAAGTCTATCTTTCGCAAATGATAAGTACTTCTGAGCAAGTCGTAGGTGGAATCTATTGTATGAGAGCTCGAAGAGTGTCATTCTCTTCTCTAACTCTTGCATGTTACCGTAGTAGATTCCAACTTTCTGAGTTGACGTCTCGTTAGCTGTAGCTCCAGTGTTTAAACCAGTGATCTTGTTTGTCAGAGACTCTAAGATCCAGTCGACTGATGCTGGATCATTGATTGAAGTACCTTCAAAAGTATAGATTCCCTTACTAGGGTCTCTACCTCCCGCTGTTGCGATAAGAGCATCTGGATTATAAATAAGCTTACTCGCATCTGGAAAAGTCTTCGGGTCGAATGCTCTCATTGGTCTCGTCTTCGATTCACCAGCATCAAAGACTTGGTTCAGAGAAACGTTTCTTAAATAGAACATCTCTCTGACTCTAGTTAGTGGAGCAATACTCCAGAAGTTAAATAGATCTGGATAATACGCCCAAGATTCGTATGGATAGAAAGCTTGCTTCTCGTCCTTTAAGAAACCAGTGATATTTTCTAACTCAGTTTTCTTAATGATTACCTTCTTGTCTCTATTATACAGCACGTAAGCCCGAATACCGTTGATCTGTGTATAAGCTTCTGTAAAGACATAAGATGCTTCTCCACTTTGAGTGAAGTTTTGTAAAGTAGCACCTTGAGCAAAGAGACGATTTCCTTTATCTGAGTTTTCATCGTCTGGTGCTGGTGCGTTGTTATCTGGAAAGAGACCGAGCAACTCTTTAACCTTCTCTTGGTCATAAGATTTGTTCTTCTCTAGTTGTGGTTTGGAAATAATGATGTTATCTTGACCTAAGTAACGTGCAGACTCTAAGTTCATTCCGTTAACTAATGGATCAATCCAGAAGTCGTAGTGATCAACTGGGTCAAGTCGGTGCCTGTATGGATATTCTGCGTAAATCTTATTGATACCTCTGCCAGAGACAATAGCAAGCTTCTTCGTCATAACGTCTTTGAACTCCCAGTCTTCTCGTGTGACAGCAGTTTCGAATTCAAATAAGCTAGTAACTTTCTGAGCCTTTCTAGTGTCTCCTGATTCAACACCTTCGAAGATTACTGTAATCGGTGTTCTTAACCTAGAAAGCAAAACGTCTTCGTAACCAGCAGCTAACGGAAGCATGACATTCGAACGTTTCGAGAGAGTCTTTCTCTTTCTACAGTACAGAAGATTCTCGTTCTCGTGCCAGTCATTTACGAATGGAGCACGATAGTCAATAGCATTGCTTCTTTCTAGCTCAACGCGCCTAATAATCTCTTCGTCTTCTGGCCACTCGATCTTACCGTCGAAGACTCCTTCGTTTCCGAGAGAAACTATTTCGTTTTTCTTTTCATTTTCCATAGATTATAGATTCATACTAGGATATAAAAATGTTCCATCGTCTTCGTCGTCTAGAAAATCATCGTGTTTAACTTCTGGCTCTGATGGAATTACTTCACCGTCAATAAATGTTAGCATCAGAGCATCCATCGTATTCGGTGATCTGAGACCTTCTCTCCTCATCTCTCTCTTACCCATCATCTTTACTCTACCAGAGAGCTCTGTTCGATATCTGTTGTTTGGAAATTCGTCTTTCCATGACTTATTCTCAACTAGCTCACCACCAGTTCGTAACCAGTGTCTGAGTAGCCAGTATGCCTTTGCTCTTTTATTGATAAATGTTCTCTCTCCGTTAAGTTTGTCGTATTCTTCTTCTTCCTTTGGTACAGCATCACCGACGTTTACTGCGTTTACTCTGATACCGACTAATGCAAGTTCTTGTGCAACGTTTGCACCCTCACCGAAGTTATCAACTGTGATATCTTCTTGTGCAATACCGTACTCATCCATGATCGTTCTTGTTCTCTGAGCAATTGACTTTGACGTAGAGATCTTTTCTGAGCCCACCTTTACAGCTTTATAATTATCTCTGACAACAAAGACTGTAGAGTCTTTACCTTCACCAGACGGATCAATTCCTAATCTCTTTCTTCCGATTAGTCTTTTGTCTGACGTCTCTCTCCTATCAGCATCGATAAGTAAAGGTAGATAGCCACCATTGTCAATTGCGTCTTCAGCTGGAAATTCTCCTTTAACACGAATTCTGTACTCATCAGAATTGATTCCGTGTTTGTCAATAATACGTTGAACAAATCTTGCATTAACGATTGGACTTTCTTCTGAATTAAAGTGCAGCGTCTGCCAGTTCTCTCTGTCTCGATTAAACGAGTCAAAGAAATAACCGACTAGACGTGTTGGATTCGAAATCATCACCAAGATGAAGTTATCACCAGTAAGAGCGCCCTCCCCAGTATTGAAAATCTCCTCTGGTACACCTGAGGCTTCGTCGATTAGGTAAAGAACAGCATCACCATGAACACCAGCTAAAGCTTCAGGAGCTTCTTTCCTAGCTGTTCTCGCTCTAGCAAACCAAGTCTGAGGAGATTCAACCATCTTGATGTAGTCATTCGACCACTCATATAAAGAACTAATCTCTTTCGGCATCCTCGAGAGCCAGAGTTGTACCTCCTTCCAGAGAATGTCATGTAGCTGATCACCAGTAGGTGCTGTGCACGGTATCTGCGCGTTCTTAAAACAGAACAGAAACCAAAGCATGATCCACGATAACGTTGTTGTCTTGCCAATTCCATGACCAGAGCGAATCGAAATTCTCGGTAATGCCTTCTTTTGTACAGCAGCACCTACTGCCATCAGTATTGCAGTTTGCTGCCAGGTGACTTCTTCACCCTTGACAAACGGTTTGAACCAGCCAGCTTTGAATTCGTAGAACTTCCGATCAGCAACAGCAGCATCGTATAGTGTCTGATATTCTTCTTTAACTCCCTGAGGGCGTAAGTTGAACATGTCGCACACCCATTGCAGTGGGTCGCCTTGCCATTTGATGTAAAGTTCTATGTCATTCATGGTCTGATTGACTACGTATGTAATTCGTAATCGATTACGCTAGCCCTGTAGTAATAACACGATACAGGACTTTAACTCTAACAACACCAGCAGCAGTGCCAGGTTGAGTGAAAGCAGAAGCAGCAACAAGATTAAGTCCTTTATTTGCAGTTAACGCAAAATAAGAAAGCGGAAAAAATCTAACAATCTTATCAGTTGAAGCACCTAACGAGTTAGCAGCAGTAACAGCACCTGTTAGAGCAGCACCACCGTTGCTGTTAACAGTAATGTTTCCACCTGCAGTATAAGCAGCAGTGTCGAAATCGTAAATCATGACAGCAGAGATCAGGTCTACAACTTTGTTAGCACCTGGAGCAGCAACTAATGGTACACCAGCAGCGTGGCCAAGTTTACCAGCATCTGTAGCAGTAATGTCAGCAGCTGAGATTAGAATATCAGCAGACTGAATGAGGCTTTCATCAATGTCTTCTGAAGTCACGTAAGAAAGTTCTTCCCAGACAGGAGCAGCAACTGTTCCCTTATTCCGGTAGATCTTTCCATCTTCTTCGCAAGTAATTAAAGCACCTCGTGAAAAGAGGCTAGCAGTAGTCTCTGGAGTACCAAACGGAATAGTACCCAACTTGCATAAGCCTACTGTGTCTTTCTCGTATATTAGTAAACGAGAACCAGAAACGCTAAACGGCATAGTTTTCTAGTTAGTGAATAAATTCTCAGGAATATCGTCATCGTCTTCTTCTGCAGCTACTACTTCAGAATTAGCTGGTAGCTCAGAAACTGTAGAGCCTTCAATAGCTTCTTCGTTTCTGTTCTGTAGTCTAGCAGCCGCTGTGTCGAATAATGCAGATAACGAGATTGTCCCTCGAAGTGTTTGATCAATGTCTAATTTGTCATGCCAGCCGTAATTGTTCTTCAGTGCAAAGATGATACCTGTAGCTGGCATCCCAGATATCAGTCTTTCTTCTAGCTCGTTCTCACATCGTAATTTTGCTTTCTCGATAACATCACCTAGCCGATCTGTCCTAGAGAATTCAGTTAGTGTCTTTCGTGTAATGCCTAGATGAAGTGCTAGGCCTGTCATTGTTTTTGGTTTCTGTTTCTTTTTGCAATATTCGAAATATGCATCAATTCGTTTCTGTAGCGATGCCTTCGAAACTGTTGATAAGTCCATACGCGAGCTAAGTGATTTATTGAACATTGTATATCATATCACGAA